CCTCAACCTGTGTAATTAACCCAATACCTTGAGAGGTACCAAGTTGTGTCCGGAAAGAAGCCACCCGTTAGTCTCGAATGGAACCTTCTCCCATTTGAGCCCATCAGAATAAACCCTGATGGATCTTTAAATGAAGAAGGGATCACCGAGACTATCGGGAGCAAAGTCCGCTACTCAAGTGATGAACTTGTGTTTGAGGACGATGTTCCTGTGGTAATACAAGCCCGTTATAGGCTTGCATTAACCCTAGCTCGTCTCTATGGAGGAGATGCCACTTTGTATGATCTTGGCGCAAGCCAAGGTACTACATTTATGGCGTTCATCCATGGTCCTGAGCTAGGTGAAGTAATACCCTGTATCGTTTCTGATTCAGACGTATTTCTTCGTTCTCTCCGTACTATACACAGTTTACTGGAGATGGTGTACTGTAAGGGTTATACCTTTCAGGACGTTCTCTCTAGTAATGAAGCTGCTGTCTCTGTGCCCGTTAAGGGCAATGTGGCGCCCAATTAAGGGCGGGTAAGGTATGACTATCACACGTACCTCCTACTATCGGATTATACCTAGGTACTCGATAGATCGTTTTAACGATATATCTCCTGTACCGTCGGTATTTCATGATGATGTGATTGTAACTCAGTCCCCTTCACAATTCAATAGCAAAACCTCGACAGCGATGCCGGGGTGGCGCTATAGAATACGTCACCACATTGGGGCTACAACTGGTCGTATTATCGACCAGTTTAAGTCTTCAGGTGGTCACGGTAGTGCTGGGGTTGAGTTCTATCATAACACCAGTCCGAAAGGAAAGACGTATGCTAGTGATTACTGGGTCGGACATATTGTATATCCGTCCAGCTATCCTAGTCTACCAAGCTCCTCAGCCGCAGCCGATAATGAAGCTCGTATGAAGTTTTACAAGCAAGCCAAAAATGCACAGACCGCTTTTAGTGGTCTCACATTTCTTGGGGAGCTCCGTGAAACCCTACATATGATAAGGAATCCCGGTCGTGCCCTTAGGGAAGGTCTAGATGACTACGTTAAGCACGTAACGAAACGTGCCCGTAGAGCAAATAGACGCAACCTTAATCGCATTGTCTCGGAGACTTGGCTGGAGCACGCCTACGGCTGGGCACCCTTCATAAGTGATATCAAGTCCGCCGGATCTGCACTCAACCGACGCCTCGACCGTTTCGCAAGTAGTTATACTCGCATTACGGGAAAAGGTAAGGCTGAGACTGCATCATTCGACGCTAGCTTGAACACTCAGGAGGATGTCTGGCTGCAGTACGTTACTCGACGCCTTCACAGAACTATAAATTCTGTAAGGTATTCAGCCGAGATCAGGAGTGTAAATGAGAACCCTGTGCAGGCAGATATGAATCTCTTCGGCGTTAGCTGGGGAGATATCATACCTACTGCTTGGGAACTTATTCCATACTCCTTCCTGCTTGATTATTTCTCCAATATTGGAGATATACTCAATGCCTGGTCTGTTCGGAAAGTTGATATTGCATGGTGTAACCGAAGTGAGCAACTCAGAGGGATTAGAACCCTCTCTGAGCTTCGCATCAATAAGGCTTACACCCAAAGTGCAGTATCTTCCTTTTCGTCCTGGCTAAGCGCATATATAGCTACGAGCCACTTCAGGTCTGTCAGAGAGACTATTACGCGTGGGGCCAATACTCCTGCATATCCTTCCTTTCGGTTGGAGATGCCGGGTCTTGGCACAAAGTGGATTAATATGTCCGCTTTGCTTGCTGCGCGTAATAGAACTCGAAGACAGTTATTTAATTAACATCTCTCCTTATTGGAGTACAAATGTCAATTTCCCTTACATCCCCTGTTACGGGGTCGGCCCAGACGGGCTTCACGTCTCCGACGTACACCCACGTTGTGGATGTGGCTCCGGATGTGAATGGTAAACAGTATGCTGTTACCGCTCTTGGCGGTACGCAAGCTGGTGTCACCACTCACTCCGTCTCTGCCCCTTTCACCGTATCGTTTTGGAAGCCAAAGGTCAATAAGATCCTTGGCAACCCAAATCCGGTTACTGGTGTTATTGGCAGTGTTGGGCGCAATGTGTATAAGGTAATCATCCGTAAGGGTGTGTTACCTTTGGCTGGTCAACCGTACCAGACCATGATGGCATCTCTTTCTATAGAGGTCCCAGCTGGTGCTGATACTGCTGATGCGCCAAACATTCGCGCTGCACTCTCCCTACTCATCGGATCCCTGTCTCAGGTATCCGCTGGGCTTGGTGATACGGTTGTCTCGGGCGTGTTCTAGACTTATGTCTATAACACCTACCCAAGCCACCCGTGTTGCCAAGTGGTTACAGGTCTTATTGATTATTCTGCAAGCCTTAGGTTCGGCCATCAAGGTCGTTCCTTTGTCACTACAGAAGGTCTTTAAGTCTGTAAAGCGAAGATGATTCGCTGAGTGCAACAGTTGTCTGTCCAAAGCCCTACTAGGAGACACGATGAGACCTATAAGCTCTCATGCTCTTTACCTAGACCTCCTTCAAGACCTCGGGCTTACCTACGATCAAGATTTTTCAATCTTGCCGTGGGATAGCTCGTCTATTGCAGCCCGCAAGTCATTGGCTAA